TGTTGCAGCAGTACAACCATGGGATCCACCAGTTCTAATCGATAATAATCCTGTATCAGGTCTGTATGGAGGAGTAACACTTAATGAAGTAAGATCAGCAGGTGTACCACTAAGTCTTCTAATACCACCAGTTGCAGCACTTACAAATATGTGTGTATTAACTCCAACTGGATGTGCTGTTATAGTTGCACCACTACCACTGGATGCAGCACCAACATTAACAGAAAGAGTATCTGCATCGATTACTGTAATCGGTAGATTTGTTGAACCACCAGCAGGATCAGTAGATCTTGGATAATTGTGATAAGTCTGATGATTATCTCTATCGCAAGTGAATACTAATGAATTTTGAACAATCTGAACATTACCACTACTTCTTCCATGACTAGGAATAGTCAACGTTAATATACCAGTATCTGACACATAGGTTGCATTTGTAGGTGTGAATGGTCCACCAGTACCAGTAACAGCACCAGTTGCTGCACCTATAAACTTGTGCTCATAACCTCTATCTGTTACCGCTACACCAATAGAAATAATATCATTATATCCTGAACCATATGTAAGGTCTCCATACCACGAGAATACGGTTCCCTGACCTACGTATTGGTGAGGAATGGTACTTACCCCTACATTAGCAGTAAAGGTGTTTGCAGACGATATACCAGTGATTGCAAAGGCTCTATCATAACCTCTAGCAACATCTGGGAATATCGATGTAGTCATTCCCTGATGTCCTGTACCGTATCCAACTGCTCCAGCAACCGCACTTGCAAATCTATGTGTGGAAGTAGTTCCAATACCAACATTAATTGTAATTGTAGTAGAACCTATAGATGTAATAGGTGTACCTACACCAGCAATAGGATCAGTACCTGCGCGAGGATAAGTATGAGTACTGCTATAATTATCTTGACTACATCTGAATGTTAAAGAATTATTGTTAATAGTAATATATTCATCAACTTTTAATTGGTGAGAACCAATTGCAAGAGTTAAATCACCAGTTGTCTCATTATAATCTGCACCAGAAACGTCATATGTACCACGACAAGTAAAGTGGAGTCCAACGAATCTGACATCATTGCAAATACCAAGAACTAATCCATGCTCTTTTACTGTAGTAACTTCTAATAATCCAGTTGTATGTGTATATGATGCGGTTACAATGCCAAGTGCAGAACCAGTTGTTCCAATACCAATAACATCAGTAATAGAACCCCAACCATCAACAACAGGATTTAATTTTGCTCCATCTAGAGGTGCATATCCTATTCCACCAGAAGAACCTAAAGAAACAATAACTCCACCTCTTGGAAGTTGATTTCTATTAACATCGGTTTCATTTATGTACCGACTTCCATCTGTGGAAGTAATACCACTGAATCTAACGGTTGTTACTCCAGCAATTCCATTTCCATCATCAAAAGTATAGTTGTTAAGTGGATTATTTGCAGTTGTTGGTGTTTGGAAGACACTGTTAATGAATAAAATACCATTACCACCAGTAGTTCCAATACCTGCAGTATTTGCTCCACCAACTGTTAAATTAAATGTTCTGCCTATTCCTGTAAATTTATCAGATAGATCGTCATATACTTGGTTAGTAGAATAATCATCTCTTAAGAATACTCTTCCAGCAAAATCCGAATTATTCTGCCAATTCAGATTACTTTCTGTTTGATTGAGTGGATTTCCTCTAGGAGGTGCTGTAAAGTGAATTTTATCACCAACAATATTATAAGAACCTTTGTATACTCTAGCAATTGTAGTATCTGTATGTGTAGTGGCAGAAGACCCTACAAATTCTCTTTCAACATGAACTATAGTTGATGCTCCAATTCCTGATATTGGTCCAACAGCAGTTGATGCTAAACCAACATTCTCAACCTTCATATATTCATCATCAATTCTTAAAATATCATTTGGTTGAATTGAAGATATTCCACTTAAGGAGAATATTGAAGTTCCTGTGCCAATGGATCCACCAGCATTTCCAGATAATGTATGCTTAACTGGAGTCCAAATTAATGGATATTGTGCCAAATTATCAAGAGTGATAAGTGCCTTTGTATTAGACAATTGCATTGCCAATTCATGAGCATTACCTTCTCCAGGAGAACCGAAGGTGTAATTAGTACCAGCATCAGCATTTGCTTTAGATGATGCTAGTTTAAAGTTATCATCATCAACTCTAATTGCATAAACCGTTGATGGTAAAGCAGATGCACTAGCATCAGTCATTGGAGTTGATCCAACCCCAACAAATGTAGCTTTGGGAGTATATGTTAGTGGTTCACCAGTTCTAAACCAGTGATTCTTTATAGTAAAGACTCCAGTAGCAAGATTTACAATTGAAGAAATATTTGGATCGAATGATTTTGCAAATATGGGAGTTCCATCAGATTTTGCAACAAATCCAGTCCTATCAATTCTGTCGCCATGGAATGCATTGTAATATGCAACATGAACAGATTCTGTGACATTTCCAAATTCAAGGTCTGGTGGTACATTAATTCCATCTAAAGCGGTATAGAAACACTCATTGAAGGCTGAGACATTAATCTCACCTGTCATTGTTGCATCAGGATAGAATTCAAGTATAAAGTTATTACCAGAATATCTTCCACCAAATGTTCCCATTCCAGATACAGGACATGTTACCCCAATACCACCAGCGGAAAGGAAAGGTGCTTGTTGGACATAAGCATCATAATCACCATCAGAAATTGCTAAAATCTTATGGAGAGCTTTAGTTGAACCCATACTAACTTCAACTAAAGATTTAACAGCGTTGAAATTAACCTTGTTTAGACTATAAACTGATGTTGATGCAGCAGAAACAGTTGATGCAAATCCTGATTGATATATTGCTGTTCTTTCGTTTCCTTCTGGTTGATTGGATAGTTTGTATCTATATGTTCCAACACCAACTGCTGTTGTACCAAATCCAACAATTCTTGACCTGAGTTGAACTTCATGGTCTGTATTGTTTGTATAATCCAGATTTAATACTCCAGAACTAATACTTGCAGCAAAAGATCCTATAGGAGTGCCAGTATATGAATTAAGTTGAGCATCAAAATAACTTTCAGAAAGATAGGTATCGGTTCCATCATGAGTTATATACAACTCAACAAAATTCATTTCATCTGTTGTAGATTGAATAACATGTGAATTAACATGTAATGAGGTGAATTTATCTGTTGAAACACCTATAACGGAACTGGTTATTCCTGCTGTAGCTGTAGTTGAAGCAACTCCTACAACAGTACCTGTCAAATCAATAAATCCAACAGATTGAGTTCCTACACCAGAAGTAGCAGAATCAAAAGTACTCTTAACATATTTTAAATCATAATCAGTATTATAAAGATCTTTAGGAGTAAAACGTAAATGATTGTTCTTAATCTCAAATGAACCATAAAATTCATTTATAGTATGTGTAAGAGCAGTACCAACATTATCTAAACTACCTTTTTCCAATAAGAAACTATCAGTACTATCATTAACAATAGTCAAATCTGTTAATTGGATTTCTGAATTATTTGAATTTGTTATTCTAACTAAAATATCATCATAAGCAATTTCATCATCTAATTCAAAGAGATTCAAATATGTATCTGGATCAGAATCTAAATTAGAGAATTCTGTGTGTATATCATCTATTTTCAGTACTACATTACTCTTATTAAGAATGTAATCTGTTAATTTTCTATTTTTTAACTTTAAGAACTTGGATTGAGCTCCTACAACATCAATATCTAAAGAATTATCATAATCATAAATTGTATCCACTCTAAGTTCATCAAGGATATCACGTACCACTGTCATCTGACTTGAACTACCAATACCAACTGTTGCAGTTGATGATATTCCAGTGTCAGCAAAATTCTTAAGTCCACTAGTATGAACTAAACTATTAACAGGAGTTCTTAGTTCTCTCCATTCAATTGGACTCTTAACAGTATAAGAAAGGTTCTGATAGTAATCATTATTTGGAATTACCTGAGTATCCAGACTTAATTTTCCAATATTATCATCCCATCCAATATCCTTCTTATTTCCATAGTTAACTGTAAATCTTCCATAATTATCATGAATTTTTTCTATTGTTGCTTGATTTCCCGAATCTTCACCAACAAGAACATCACCTACAGCTAGATTTTTATCATAACTACCAGATACCTTAATATATCCTCTATCATAACCTGTAATAACTACATCTTGTTTAGTTCCATTAACAACTAATTTTTCACCCTCAGTAAAGTAAGATATTCTTTGAGTAACAGTAAACTCTGGATAATCTGATTTCTTAATAATATTTCCAAGAGAATCCTGTATAGTCTTAGCAATTCCTGTATTTGTAGTTAATCCACTTACATTAATTGTAACTTCATCTTGAGTAATAGTTCCAATGAAAGTAGAATTCTTATATTCTTCAACAGTAAAGAACTTGTATCCATAGTCTTTTGAGTTAAATCCTGAACCTGCAGCACCAACCTTTTGAATTCCTTCTAAGTAGACTTCTTCTCCTACACTAAATGCACTAGTTGAGAAGCCAAGAGTTGGTGTTGTTAATTGACATATGAATTTTGTATCAGATTGCTGAACAACTTTTTGGATACTGATTCCATTTGTATTGTTCTCAGCAAATAATTTTGTTGTTGTTTCTGGAAGTCCTTTAGGAGATTGTACAATTTCAACATCATTAATAGAATTTCCTGATAAAGTTGCCTTTAAGATTCCACTATTAATTTGTTGTCCAATACCAGTGTTAACAATTATAATATTTGGTGGTTCAGTATAATTTCTTCCTCCATTAGTGACAGTAACAATCCCAATAGTATTGGAATCTTTAATTGTAATTAATGGTGAAATATCTGCTTTT